AATGCCGCCCAGACACCGGCTTAGCGACCGGCGCCGACATGAAGCAGATCCAGGCGTCGTTCGTGTCTGAATCAGGCACGATCACGGTCGGCTTTGTGCCGTTCTTCTGCGCGAGGAAACACCCGCGGAGGATTTCCTTGTCAGCCGTGCTCAGGATGAAGTTGCACTCCCATGTGCGCGCGGCTAGACCTGGGTCGTATGGAGGAATAGACGCCAGATCCATCTCCATCGACCGCGTAAAGTCTCGATCGCTGCGCTGATCGCCCGTGTAGACTGGCAGACCTAGCGTGCGATATTTGCCGGCCATGAACTCGCCGAGCACCACGGCTGACGTCGCCCCGGAAAACGCTACCGTCAGGTTGGTTTCGTTGGCTGGCGTGACCGTGGCAAATCCATTCAGCCGTATCCCGTCAGGCTGCAGGGCGCCAGCCGTGACAGTCGCCGAAGCGCCACCGCCGATCGTGGCGTTGACATCGCTGTTGCAGTTGCCAAGCACAATCAGCCCGACTTCCGCGCTGGTGAAGGTGGCCGACCATGTCACGGTGCCATTCGTGGCTCGAGCTGGGCGGCCAGGCCGACCATCGCAGATCCAGTCGTCGGTATAGTCGCTGTCCGTGGTGCCAGCCGACGTGGTGACAGAGGCGCCGAACGTGGCCCACTCGTCAGGGCGCATGATGTAGAAGGCCATTACCCTGGTGCCAACTGGCGGTTAAGGGTGCTCCACCGGCCCCATGAACTGCCGCCGCCCTCGATCGAGTCGGCCACCATGACGGCGAGTTCGTCTGGATTGCCGATCACGGTGCCAGCGTTGACAGTGACCGATGGCCCTGACGTTGCGCTGCCAGTAAATCCGCTGGTATCGCTACTGCTATCAGGTAGCGTTTGGCCGAAATACGTTGGCCCCCCATCCGCATGATGCCGCGTTGTGATGTCGATCGTTTTCGATGTTGGCAGGTTCTCGATCGCCTTGCCTGTTCCGTTCAGCGTATCAATCAGCAACTGCAGCTTGACCACGACGCGATCAAATCCCTGCGTCATCGTCTCGGCGTACGTGATGCCTGACGCCTCCAGATCGGTGATAGCGAGTCCGTTGGAATCGAACAGTCGCCCCTGCTCGGCCATCGACTCGAGAATCGGCTTGAGCGCGAACGGTACCTCTGTGCCAGTGCGAATCGCCGCCAGCACGTACTCGTTCATCGCACCGGCCATGCGCTCGTTGACTAAGGCTAGGTCGATGCCTGACCCAACTAGAACGCGCCAATCTTCGGCTAACTCAAACGCCTGATCGTTCAGCATCTTGAGTTGCGTAGACTTGCCAAGCTCCTCGAGCGTGAATCCGTATTTAGAAATGGCTGCATCTAGGCGCTCGATGTCCGCCTGCTGCTCGCGGAATGCTTCGTTGATGCCTTCTGCGGCCAACTTGGCCGCTTCGGCGCCATCACGCGATGAATCCCATAAATGCTTCACGTCGCGTTCAGCGTCAGCCGCCGAGCGGCCTGTGGCGAGGTAGGCATCACGCACACCGATCACAGTCATCTTCCACTTCTCGCCGCCTGCCTCCATGCGCTGAGACGCCGTCAGCGCACCAGCGATCTGCTGCTCAAATTGTGAGACGACGTCACGGCCCTCTAATTCTTTCTTCGATGGTCCGCCGCCAATCTTGCCGATTAGATTACCCACCAACGGGCCGATCATTGAGCCGATCATCGTGCCGACGCCTGGAATGATGGAGCCGATCGCGCCGCCGATCGTGCTTCCCAACATGCCAGACAATCCGCCCGCAATCTTCCCGGCAAATCCGCCTATGATGTTTCCGCCCAACAGGCCACCTACCGACTGGCCGACGTTCCCGCCACCCGTGAGCGCCGACATGATGACCTGCGGCATGTCAGCAACGGCCGACCTGAACCCGCCCTTGACAACCTGCCCGATCGAACGCGCCCACTCATACACTGGGCCTGACGCGCCTTGGCTTTTAATGCCGCCCGGCACCGCGTTCATCAGTCCTGCCAGATTGCCGCTTGAGGATGGCAGCAGAAGTTCCTGCCTATTCATCTCGAACCCACTGCCGAATGATTGCCCGATGTAGTCGCGCTGCTCCTTCAGCATCTTGTCGTTCACGCGAGTGCTGGCGATGATGGCCCAGAAGCGCGGGATCTCCTGCCCCATCAGACGCATCTTCTCGACGGCGTCAGCAATAGCTTCCGAGTACTGATCCCACTCCTTCGCTGTTAACCGCGCATCGCCGCCGATCCTAGTCAGTGCTTCATCCCACTCCTTCGCAGTGTTGACCAGATTGGAACCGCTAAGCGTGCCGATCATCGATCGCACGCTCCGCTCGAACTCGCTGATCTTCTCTTTGCCCTTCTCGGCGGCTTCTGCAAAGTCGTTGATGGCACCGCCGCCTGAGGCCATCATCTTCGCGGCCATCTCTGGGCTTGTTCCACCGAAGCCACCAGCGAACGCACCAGGCGCACCTGGAAGCGTTCCTGACATTTCTGCTAATAGTGCGGCCTCGTCCTTTTGATCCTGTAGCGGGTTCGCCCAGGGCGTATAGCCGTGATTTTTGGATGTGTCTGCGACGATCTGCTTCTTCGTCGCGTCTGACGTGTTCGCATCAAGAATCGACGCGATCCCGTACGCGCCAGCAGCCGCTAGGCCGATTGGGCCAGCTTGTGCCAACCAGAACGCGCGCCAGCCAAGGGCAGCGCGGGCGGCAGTTGCGCCTGATGCCGTCGCTGCAGTTGACGAGGCCATCGTGCTCGCCACTGATGAGGCCTGGCTCAGGCCGGCCCACTTGATGATGTCCCTGAACAGGCCGATCATCCGCCCGCCAGCGCTTAGTATCGAACCCATAGCGAACGCGATCGGGCCGATCGCGGCCAGGAATCCGGCAAACCCAAACGCGGCGTCCTGAACCCACCTGGGAAGCTCAGAGAACCATTTGACGGTGTCGGCTATGCCCTTGACAACGCCCTCGATCGCAGGCTTGAGCCGCATTAGCGATTCAACGAGTGTCTTGCCGGCCGTGATCGCCACGTCGTACAGGTTGTTATAGAGAACCTGCAACATCGCTTTAGTTGTTGCGGCCTTCTTGTTGAACTCCTCTTGCAACGCGACGTTATCGATCCACGCCTGCTTGCCCATGTCTAACGAATGCCGCACCATGTCGCCAGATGCGGCGAGGTTCTTAAACGTCATCTGGATCCCTGACGTCTTAAAACCCATGTCTTGCATCGTGGCCGTGAGGTTGCCGCCGCTCTCCTTCACGCGGCCAAGTCCTTCAACAACCCGATTCATCGCCTCTGACGCATCGGCCCTGAACAGGTTAGAGAAGGCCTCCGTGGACATATTCGCGGCTTGCGCGAACAGCGCGAGATCTTCGCTGCCGAGATCCACGGCCTTACCGATTGCGCTTGACACCTTGTTCCACGCGGTAGATCCAAGCTCCGCGTTGAGGCCGACGGACGCCATCGCATTCGCCCAGCCCAGGATCTCGGCTTGCGTAATCCCAGACTGTACCGCCGCGCCGGCCATGCGTTCGGCAAACTCAAGTATCTGTGATTCGGTTGACGCGCCAGCGTTGCCGAGCGCGACAAGCGAAGCGGCAAATCGATCCGTGTCAACGCCTGCGGCTTGATAGACGTTCTGGATCTTGCCGATGGAGGCTGCGGCCTGCTCTGATGTCAGGTTGGTAGTAGCGCCTAGCTTCGCCATCACGGCCGTGAAGTCAAGAATGACTTCCTTCGGGATCCCCATCGCGCCGGCCGTCTCGCCGATCTTGGCAAGCTCGTTGACGCTGACTGGAATGACCTTGGCGAGTTCTCTAAACTCTTGGCTGAGGTGTTTGCCGAACTCGGTTAGCTTGCCGTCTGCTCGCGCGACACCGTCAACCGTTTTCGAGACACCAGAAAAGGCGCTCTCGAAGTCGATCGCGGCTTTCATTGCCGCACCGGCTATGCCGACAATAGGCGCCGTGAGGCCGACCGTGAGATCGCGCCCAACGCCCTGGAGCTTCTGGCCGGTGCGGCCAAGCGTCCGCTCCATCCCGGCCATCTGCTTCTCGAAGTCCGAGATGCTGGCCGATACTCGGACGATGAGATTTGCTACGACGCCGATGACGTCACCGCCGATCTGCTGCGGTTAATCACGAGTTATCCGCCTGACTCGGCCGCCGCCGCCGAGCGGTGCCGGACAATGGGCGCCCGAGGAACTCGCTCGGCGTGAGCGACTTCCTGCGGTACGGAGCCGTCATCTGGCACACCAGCACAGCCAACCGATCCCATTCCCGCGCTTCTCGCCGATTCCAACACTCCGCATGAATCGCGAACTCCTCCGGGGTGAGATCCCAATACCTACTCGCTACGTCTGGCCCGATGTCAAGTGCCAGATCTTCCGTGCGCCAGAAGTACGCCTCTAGCCGTTCGCGCCTGATGCCCCCGGCTCCACCGGGGTGCTGGCGTTTGGGTCCGCTGCTTCCTCGTCCTCGTCTGATGTAGGCGTTGATTCAATCTGCAGGTAGCCAGAGAGCGACTGCACGAGCGCCTTCTGCAGCTTCTCGACCGTGCCGCCCTTCTCGAAAAACTCATCAATCAGATCGCTGGCTTTGTCCAGCGAGATGTGCTCGCCAACCGCCCCGCTCGGTTGCAGCAATGCCTGGACGAGAAACGGGAAGCCACCGAACGGATCCGTGATGAGTTCCGTGATGGACTTCCCGCTAACGCGTACCGCCTCGCGCAGATACTTGTGCTTTGGCTTGAGCTTGCGTTCTTTGTCGAACGTGATTCGTACTACGTCTGCCATGTGTGGGCGCTCCTCGACGCCCGATCCCGATCCAGGTTTAGAACGTGCCGCCTGTTGCCCTGATGTCCACGTAGAACACGCCATCCGTGGTCAGCGAGTAGCCGAGCCGCGTAATGTAGTCGCCCGTGCCCACGTCGCCCTGAAGCCCAACTCCGCCAGCGGTGTCGTGGACGAAGTAATGGACTTTCTCCGTGGTCGCCCCGATATTGATCACCGCGCCAGACTCCGCCACCAGGCACTGCTGCCCAGCCGCGCCACCCGTGACCGCGATCCCAACCGCTGCCGCGGTCGCTGCCGTGGTCGTGACGGTTTTCCATACGCGGCTGTCGGCCGCCTTGAGATAGACCGCCTGGCCCGCCGTGATCGTTTCGCCGATCGTGTATGTCCGCAGACCGCCGCTCACTTGCACGACGTTCGTCGCCGTAACTGTCAGTACTGCCATTTACCCGCTCCCTTAGTAAGTCGTGACAGTCACGGTACCCGTGACCTGAAAGGTGGCGTCCCATTCCTGCGCGTTCCCGACGTCCGCCTTCGCGCCGGAATAGTTCGTCATGATCAATTCGCCCGTGTACTTGATGTCGCCGGAGTCGCTGCCTTCCGGCCCGTACTCGAACGACACAGAGGCCAACGTGCCAGCCTGAAACGCCGTGTAGATCGGCGACATGTGCTGATCCAGCTCGCGCGTCCACGGGCCGCCCATCGTGACGGTCGCGTCAGCGAAGCCAGCCAAGTACGCTTTGCTGGTCGCGCCAAACGTGGTCACGTCGAGTAGATCCAGCTCCTTCGGGTTCTCGAACTTGTTGCAATAGGTCGAAATGGTCGTCAGGTTTCCGCCTGATGTGTCCAGCTTCACCACGGACAATTTGGAGTGAATAGCCATCGGCTGTCGTTCCTCTACTCAATGTGCCCACCTCCCGGCTGAGCGGATCCCGATGGCTGTTTCAACATTCGGCGGGCGCGCACGTCGGGAGTCGTGCCGGTAGCTAACCGTGCCCGCCGAACCACTTGCCGTGACCCTATGCCGCCGGCACCAATTCCTCGTTGCTTTTCATGCACCCACGGCAGCGCCACGCAGCCGGATCGCCAAACGACGCACGGCTGATCCGCGCATCGTCGTCACCGGCCTTGACGCACAGCCCTTCGGCTACACCGTCACATCGCTCAACCTTCACGGTTGCCGCCGCTACCGGAGCACCAATCGCGTGCCGCGCCGCGGTAATCTGCGCGAGGCTCAGTCGCAGTTGAGCCTCCAGCGCGTCAAGGTGACGAAGCAGGATCGCGCTCACTGCCGCACCTGGATCCGAAACTCGCCGGCAATCTGGCGCGTCTCGATCTTGTCAATGTCAATCACCATCACTTGCCCTGTGATGTCGCCGCCAGGCGCATACTCCACGCTCACCTTTGAGAACCCGCTGACCGTCAACGGCTGAAAGTTCAGCAGGGCCACAATCCGCGAGTGAATCGTGAGCGCCTCGTAATCGCCTTGGTACCGGCTCATCGTGAAAATGGGCAACGTCACGTCCCACCCGAGACCGCTCGATGCCCCGCCGAACGTATGCAGCGCCCGCTCTCGAGCCTTGCCAAAGACCACATGCGGATACGCAGCCCCGTCAGGCACATCGTTATAAATCCGCGTATCAACCAGATCGCTTACCCCGCCCGTTGCCGTATCCGCAGCCATCGCCGCCTTGACCGCCACCTGTACCGCTGCGATCGCGCTCACAACTTGAACGGCGTACCAAAGCCGCCACTCAGCGCGCGTTCCATTGACGCGATCGCGTCCTCTGTGAGCTTCACAAAGTCGCTAGATTGCGCCTCAGCCGCAGGCCGCATAAACGGCTGCTTATTCGGCTTGTATTCGTTGTAGAGCGCCACCTCGGCGATCGTCGCGCTCGAGCCTTCTGCCGCCTGCTGTGCCCCGAAGTCCTCAGCGATATAGCCCACCCTGGCAGTCAATCCGCGGTGCGAAAACGTCACCGTGTCTTGGATGTGCGGTGACTCTGGCCCCTTCGGAGCAGTGCGCGCTATGCGCTGCGCCAACTTGCTCGCGGTCTGCAGCACCGTCGTGGACATGCGCCGCCGCAGTTCCTTCGGCGCCTCGCGCACCATGCGCGCGAATGAGCCGTTGTGATCCTCGATGAGAATCCCGCCGCGGCCCGCGTAATCGCGCCCGCCTATAAACTTGCTGCTCATTGCGTATTCACCGCGTTGGCGCAGTGCGCGATTAGCGTGCGGTTGACGAGCAGCGGGTTCTCGATTTGGAACACCTTGAGCGTTAGCCCGTTCGTCACGATGCGGATCCCGGTGCCGGCCTGAAACCGATCGACGAAGTCCTGGCGGTACTGCCCTTCGGCCTGATACAAAATCGCGGAATTGGTGTCCGTGCTGACCATCGGCACCGTGGCCACCTTGGCCTTCCAGGTTCCAAAGTACGTCCATGTCGGCTCACCG